TCTGTATTGGTTATTGTTATATTACTGGTTGAACCACTACTTGTGTTTTTACTAAGCAATTGTATTTTTTCCGTTAATTTCACTCGATACTCTCCTAACGTTATCGTTGCATAATTTAACGAATCCTTGAATGTGATTCCTGTAATCACGGATTCGTACGTTTTACCTTTATGAATAAAAGAGACATAATCCCCAAGATAGATATTCTCAAAAGGAATGAACACCTTGTTTTTCATGTCAATTGTAAATGTAATATTGTGATCTAGTTTGGATGTTACCATTTCACTTCTTGCTTTGGTTTCTAATGTTCCATAATCGTTATCCGTATAGATATAACTCTTGGCCATGACACTGTTGTATCTATCATCTGAGGTACCATCTTCTGTGATTTCACCAGTTGTAAGTAAATAATATGACTTAATGGTCCGATAAATCTGATTATCGCTTCGTGGATAGTAAACGACCTTATTCACAAGTTGGCTCGTTGAATCATTTGTCTCGACATTTAAGATTGATGAAAAATCACTTTTAATGACCATGCCTTGATTTACACTAACGATTCTAAAGGTAATACCAGTGATACGTCCCCTGAGATATGTAACATCAGTATCAAAACTAAGGCCATAACCCTTAGAGACAAGTTCAAATATCTTTGACATATTGATGATATTGTCTGAATCGAAACTAAGGCTTCCAGATACACTCGTTTCTTTACTTAATGTTAAATAAGCTAGGTTCTGTTTTTGGTCTGAATTATTCTTGAAGTACGCTGTTATAACTTGCTGTATGTAATCTGCAAGATCACCAGAAAAACTTGTAGCTGGGATATCCAAATTAAAAATCTCTCTAAAATCGAGAGACTTAATGTTTGTTGTATAATCATCATTGAGTTCAATGCTTTCCAGGATACCTATATATGAATAGATGTCATTCTTAAGAACAACAATATCTCCAATGGTGCAATTAATGTTTGTTTTGTTTACTTTGAAAGTTGACCTTTTTATGAGGACCATGTCAAGAGCGAGTTCATATTGATTACTGACATAAGCATTATCTTTATACTGCAGAGTACTACGATCCAGAAATAATAGTTTCATGTGCTAAATTCCTAGATAGCCTTCGAGTATGGTTACCCTGCAAATCGACTCAGTAGCGACTCCTGGTTTGAACTCTACTTCATAATCACCATGTTCAAGAAATATGAAATTGTCTTCTTCAAAATCTTGTAATCCATAAATGTCAGTTATTACTCCTGATTCATCCATTGTCATTTCTTGTTTACTTGGAATAGAGTTAATGGTAATGGTTATATCTTCTGCAGTTAAATATAAACGTAAAGTCGATACCACTTCTCCATTCCTTTTAATCAGTATTTCTGGATCAATGACACTTCCTATCATTTCAATGACAATCGGGGCATCATTCAGCCCATCATTTCTAATATATACCTTACCTTCATAGGAACTAGAATAATAATACGGATACGAGTATGGATAAACCTTGCCACTAGATGAACCATTAGCAATAATCTCATACGCTTTTTCTTTCAACCAAAGAGATAGTTTTTTAAAGACGATGTTGCTTTGAATCGTACTAGCTACTAATTCTGCTTTTGATAAGCTTGAAATATCTACATAACAATAAGCACTGAAAGCATCATTTTGATAGTGTAGTTTATACTCTTTATTACTTTTGCTTATAAAATCAACAAATGATTTATACCCTTGATATCCTTTTAGGAAGATTAATGTTTCAGAAATCTCGGATAATGGAATATTATATTCTGAACGAGAGTAAAAACGACTATACTCTAAGTACTTCATATCTAAAGAAAAACCAAGACCACTAACTTGAGAGATAATGGTCTGATTTTTATGATTAAAGTAATAGATATCACCGTATTCATTTTCTAAATAAAATTGTCTGATCATATCACGCTACCTCCTAATGCCTTATTGATGGAATCCACATCAAAGGTCGGTGATGTTGTATTAATCGTGATGTTGTTTGTATTACTGGTTGATGAGTTGGAATTTGATTTATTCACTGTACTCGATCCTTTTAGATTAAATGTATCAGAAAAGAAATCTCCAATACCACCAAAGAATCCACTGACTTTATCAGCTGCATTCGATGCAAAATCACTAATACCATCTGTTACTTTATTTGCGATATTTGATATCCCTTCAGTAACACTTGAAAAAGTATCTTTTACTTTGCCACCAAAGTCGCCAATCTTTGAAGGTAGGTCTCCAATCCACTCGAATATTTTTTGGATGAATTCAACAATCTTCTGAACAACCTTTAATACTGGTTCAAGTACTGTTTTGAGTACGTTAATTGCTGGAACTAAGATTGCATTTAATACTTCGCCGACAACAGTAATAAGTGGTGCTAGTGCTTCTAAAATACCCGCAAACATTTGAATTTGAGTAATGAGTGGCATAAGGATAACATCTAGTATCGGAACTAATAAATCTATTAACATTACGACTAAATCAATAATGACATCCAGGATCGGTTGAAGAGCTGTCATCAAACTATCCACAATCGCTAAGATAGGCGGTAAGAGTTGCATGAACGTTTCCATGAGCCTTCCAAGTAGTTCTTTGAATTCTTCACTTTGAAATAAAGCCATTGCTAAAATGGCAATCAATGCACCAATACCAAGTGTTGCCGCATTGATGCCTACACCTGCAAATATACCAGATGTACCTACAGCTTTAAGTGCAATGGATCCAGCATTGAGGAGTGGTCCAACTTTACCAACAACAGATAGCACCGGTCCTATTGCGGCTACTAATCCAGTTAATGTAGCAATGATCTTCTTAGTACCTGAATCCATGTTATTCCACTTATCAATCCAGTCTTTAAATGTTGGGATCACATTATCTCTGACTTTAATAATAAGTTCCTGGATAACTGGTAAGAGTGTACTTGCTAAATCAACACCTAAACTAGATACTGCTTGTTTGGTTCGATCCAGTGCATCAGTGAACTCGCCTGCTTGTGCTGCTTGTTCATTAGTTACAACACCTAACGCTTGTGCTTCTGCTCTTAAATCACTGATAGCATCAGTTTCACTTGATAAGATAGGGAGTACTTCAGTACCAATTTTCTCACCAAAAAACTCATTGGCCACACCAACTCTTACAGACTCATCAGCAACATCACTTAGTGCATCTCTAATAAGTTCAAATGCTTCATCAGTATTTTTACCTTTTAGATCATCAACAGTAAGTCCAATTAATGCAAGGCTATCAGCAACTTTATCGCCATTACCTGTAGCGATATCACCTAAGATACCATTAACTTTCATGAATGCTTTAGACATGGATTCCGTTGAAGTTCCCATAATGGTTGCGACATGATTCCATTCTTGGAACTGTTCTGCAGATAATCCTAGTTTCTGTGCGGTGTCTCCAATTTCATCTGCTGTATAAGCAGTTTTAACAGAGAATGCTGTTAAAGCAGAAACGGCACCTAAAATAGGTACCGTTACGCTTTTTGTTAAAGTTGAACCAAGTTTACCAATCTTCTCGAAGTTAGCATTACTAAGTTGTTTGATTTTATCTGATGTTTTTTCCAACTGTCCATTCATCTTAGCAAGTTCTGCTTCAGTGTATTGGACATTACGTTTTAACTTATTAAATTCATCTTGGCTCATATCACCAACTTGAACAGCCTTTTTCGCACGATCAAGTTCCTGGTTCTGAGTTTCAAGTTTCTTTTTTGTTTGTACTAATATATCGTTTAGTTTGGACTGTTTTTGTTTCCATAAATCAAGATTTGTACTATCATAACGAAGGTTCGTATTAATCGCACGTAAGTCTTTATTTTGCTCTTTTAAATCTTTCTTGATTCCATTTAGTTCGTTCTCTAAATCCTTACCATCAAGGGTTAGTTTTATGTTTAATCCTTTGACTGTCTCTGCCATTAATATTCACCTCCTATAATAGGAATTTATCAATATCTTTTTGTGTTGCTCTTTTGATGGATTGTTTTCCATTTATCACATTCATTTCAAGCTCTACAATCTCAAAATAAGTATCCAAATCGAAGTTCTTTGTATCCTCAATAGTGATACCCAAATGTGCTAGATTAAATATGATATTAGCTGTTACATTTACATCATTATTTCTTTGTTGGTGGCTTGGGTGTGGATCCTTTTTGAAACGTTCCGAGCATTTCACCTATCGTATTCGTTAGATTTTCAAGTTCGTTTTGATTGCTTAAAATAGAAAAATCCAACGACATTAAAAAGTCGTTGTATGATTGTTTACTGAAAGGTCGATGTAACACATAGATGATTCGGAAGATGGTGTCAATCACGGTTGATAAGTCATCCTCTTTCTTGATATTTGATTTCTCTAGTTTTTTGATATCGCTAAATAGTTCTGTTGAGAACACATTACGATAATCAATAATTGTAAATAATGATGAATGAAGGCGATAATCCCTATCACCAAGTTTGAATGTCTTTTCCATGTTAGATTATCTCCTTAAATGAATGTTGGTAATGTTGGAGCTGTCGTAAGGAATGCTGCATAGTTCGTATCTCCCACACCTGCAATCACTCTTAAAATTAGATTGTTTCCAGATTCAATCGGTCTAGCTGTGATGTTTAATGTAATTGAATTTGCTTCAATTGAATCGGCTTTTGATTTACTGGCATCTCCTGAAGGTGTCGCTGTACATAAGAAATACCATATACGTCTTGCTTTGATATCTCCCTGAATTTCATACCCTAACGCAAATGTCTTTGTTTCGCCATTTACTACTTCTACAAGATTTCCATTAGTGTCTTCTAAAACACCAAAGATGTCTTTTTTAAACACATCATCAATCTCAGTAAATTTCAAGGTGACTGTTGTCCCTGAGTTGGATACTAATGTTGCGATTACCTTATCATCTGCATATACTTGTGTACTTCCACCGATGGCTTCAGTAGTAATCTCCTGTGCACCTTCTAAACGTTTAGGCGTTGCAAATGTCCAACTTCCATCTTCGGTTTGAGTTGCGAGTGCATAGTGTACGTTTGTTAAACCAAATGTGACTTTATTACTCATTTAAAATACCTCCTCTTTGATTTCATATACTCTGTTGACTGAACTGTCTTCATTAACAAATTCAGATAATAATTCAAATTCATATCCCATAAAATATAAGGATGCTTCTAGTTGTTCTTCTAATCCCAAGTTCTTCTTTTCAGTGATTAAACTAACTTGAAAGGTTGCTACCTTTGCGACAACCTTATCATCTGCATAAACAATCGCTCGATTACTGAGTTCTTGGTAGATGATATAATTTGGATCGCTTTCTAACCCTTCTCTTGTTCCGTATGACACTTTTCCAGGTAAAACAGAATTTAATGTATCATATAATGCTTCCAACTTTTCCTGCATTAGACATCACCTTTTTCAATAATTGATTTTATATCTTCTAGCATTTTAGGAGTTAGCAGATCATATGCTGGACGCATAAAGGGTCTTGGTCCCACATACTTACCACTACGGTGTGTAAAACCGAATTCTAGTAAATGTGTCAGTTTTCCTTTTTCATTTGAGAAGATAACAATCGTCTTGTTGACTCCACTACCTTGAGGTTCAGCAACGAATGAATCTGCGAATGGTTTTGTACCACCACTTCTTGGTGCATGAGTACTGATATACTTCACGATTTCCTGTGCGGTTTCATCAAGTCGTTTTTCAAGTTTTCCAATAATGTCTTCAGCATACTCTTCTACCATATTTGATATAGCAACACCTAGTTCATCAAGCGTAACCAATGATATCACTCTTTCTGATCTTAGATTTACTCAAGTAAAGTTCAATGAACTGTCCAATTTGATAAGTTCGTTCAATCTTGTAAATGTCCCCTACAATGTCAGCGTATTTGCTACCATCGTACAAGAAGCTTTGAATTTTAAGTGCTAAATCGATTCTTATATCTGATCGTTTGCTGTCATAATATTCGTTTGATGTAATGCTAAAGTTTAGACCAAAAACTTCTTTTGAGTTTATAAGTTGGTATGTTGAAGAACCAATAGAATTTTGAACCAAATCCATGGTTAGCAATTTTATGGATATATTGGGTGAATTAGGATACATTTTCTGAAACTCCTTGTGTTAGTGCAATCTGACCAACCAACATATCAAATGTCTTTGGTAGTTCTTTTGCACTCCCATCATTCTTAAAGCCAAAAAACGTCTTCACATAAATAATAATCACTGTGCTAACCATGGGATTTG